AAGTTGTCAAATGCAGAATATCCCATTTGTACAGCTTCCCAATCGCTACGAAAATCTTTTTTACATAGTTCGAGGTTTACTTGGAACTCTTCTGGTTGAAGAATTCTTTCAGTAAGCGTAAGTGCACTTGAAGTAGCAGAGAAGTCACATCCAGCATTAGCAATAATGTCTGTAGAGGCGATTTTCTTTACAACTTCCTTGAACTTTACGTTTGGTTTGATAGTAATAGAACCATCAGCCAATGTCTTACCACTTAGTAGAGCAGCAGAAATATATTTCCCTGCAAACTCACCAGCGTAAGTTGAAGTGATACTGGCAACAGAGCCAGTTAAGTTTACTTGTTGTGTGCTCATTTTTATTTATATTAATTTAGAAAATACATTGTCAATAGTAGAAGCATTACGATTTGTTGAATAACGTAATACATCTTTCTTTTCGTCTTCTTGGTTAGGTGCGTGGTTGATTGGCTCAACTGCTGGTTCAGCAGATAGTTTCTCAATCTGTGCACTTAACTCAGACTTTTCTTGTTCGTAAGATTCTCTTTCCTTTGACATATCACCTTTCATAGACTCAATCATATCTTTGAGCTGAGAGATTTTACTGTCAAATTCATCACGAGAAACATATTTATCTTCTTCTAATTCTTCTTCTTCTTCAGACTCTTCTTCAGATTCAGGAGCTTCTTGCTCATCCTCTTCAGCTAATTCTTCGGAAACTTCATCAGATAGTTCAGTAGTCTCTTCGACTACTTCTTCGTTTTGTTCAGACAACGCAACTTCTTCCTTGACCTCAACTTCGGGAGTAACTTCTTCGGCAGCAACTTCTACGTTATCTACTTCTTGTTTTACCTCTTCAGAATTAATCATAGAAAGTTTCTGCATAATGTCTTTTAAAATAAGAGTTGCTTTACCTTCCATAATAAAATTTAACTTTAAAGTATATAATAATAACTAATAATAATTCCTCTGTTAGATTTTCCCAATACCTTGAGCTCTCAATGTTCCATCGCAGCATTTGCGAGAATATCTCTTTCCATCTTTGCATAAACAACCACGTCTTGAATTGCGTGGAGATGTTGTGCTGGGTGTTTCAAATGCTTTTTTCATTTCTTACTTGATTTTGGGTGTTTCTTTGGTAATAGGTCGTAGTCTGTTGTGTATTTGGCGTTCTGAGGTCTTCCGTTCTTCAGCAAGTATATATAAGCGTTAACTCTCGCTTGTGCCCACTGCTCGGCTGACTTTACCATAGGACTATGTGACGTTTGAAATGCGCCAACACCACGCTGATATACAGACTTGAGTTGACCTACAGTAGTTCCGTAACCGAGTTTAGATTTATACTTCTCGTTAAAGTCACCTGCTTTCTTCTGTAACGACTTTAGCACTCTGGCTGGAACAGATACTCCCCTTCCTTTCCCAGCAGCTCCTTTTGGATTGCGTTTGCTACCTCTCTTTGGAGCAGGGTTTTTAGTATCGGAACTTGGTGCTTTCGGGCTTCTAATAATTCTTCCTTTGTCATCGTACTTTGCTAATTTATGTTCTTTGCAAGGCATATACCAAGTATCACCATCTACATCGTGAGTATGATATCCTTCGCAACCAATATCCTTTGCAATTCTTAATGCCTCTTCCTTTGTGTCATAGGCGAGTCTCCCATCAATCTCTTTAGATGCTAAGTCTAATTTAGATTCCTGAGAGTTTATCTCATCGAGCTTACCTTCTGCCCAACGGATTCCTTCTTCGCCTCCCCAAGCATCCCATAGAAGACCACCACAACCTTTATTGTATGGTTCATTTTTCTTTTTCTCGAATCTATTGTAAGATGCCATCTCTGATATCAAACAACGAGATAATGGTTTACCATCAACTAATAGTTTGGCGAATTGCCACGCTTGAGGCGTTCCACATCTTGGTTTATTGCTATCATAGTACGCAAGAGCTTGTTTAGCGTTCTTTCTGGCAGCAGAAGGGTAATCTTTGTATGTTTTGTCGTATAAACCGAGTTCAAGCTCTTCAGATAGCTCGTGACAGTCGCAATTAAGGTCTAATTCACCTAATTCACGCAGTTTAGACCTACTCCAAGCCAATCCTGCCTTACCACCCCATAAAAGGTATGAGATTGTGCCACAAGCCTTAGAATCGCTTGGGTCATAGTATTCGGCAGCTCTTGACAAGTAAGAATACATCCTCTTTATCGTGGACACACTGAGTTTTTCACCCCTACTGAGCTGCTGTGCTCTTATTTTCCCCACAGAGGTGGCGCACTTATTGTTTACCTTTTTATTTAGCTCAATACCACGCCTTGCGTTGTTTCTAACGCCACTTCCATAGTCTCCGTATGTAGCTAATTCGTATTTATCGCCAAGAATTACGTTAGCAACCTCTAATAGTATTTGCTTAGCCTCGTTCTCTTCTTCTAAGTTAGCTATTTGAGACATAGCAACCTCATCAGTGAAATAACCCTCAATAGAGAAGCCTTTTACCTTACCAGATTTAACATAATCATCCCAAACTTCTTCATTATTGACCTTCATAGATACCATCCAAGTACCTACAGGCATATCTAAACCGTATTTACGGCTCTTGTCGTGCACTTTATCCTCTACAATCCACGATTCTACCACAGACAGTCCGTTAAGCTCTGCTTGGTGCTCTAAAGTGCTTTTATTTTGATTACCACGCATCAAAAATAGCTCTGACGCTTTGCGTACAGTGTCTTCTGAGAAGTAAATGTAGTATTCATCCTCGCCATTACGTCTGTAGATGTTCTTATTAGGGATTAGTGCTGCACCCATAAGAATCTTCTTCTCTTTATCTACTTCGGCAAGTTTTACTTCTTTTTCTTGGGATAGGGCGATAAAATGCTCTTCTATCGCTGGTTTCTCTACTATTGAAATGGCATCTATGCCAGAGAACAATCCTTCTTCATCTATAAAAAGTTCTATAATTCTCATACTATTAAATTAACCGAATGATGCGGTGTTTGTTATGTTTCTATCAAGTTCTTGTTGTGTAGATATATCTTTACCTACTACAAATGCTTTTACTGGCTTAGCTTGTTTTTCCGTTACAGCTTGTGCTAACTGAGATGTTTGAGATGCGCCAACAACATTAAAGTCTGGTGCTTGAATGTTGATACCCCCTCCAGTTCCACCGCCACCAGAAGTGTCTTTAGGTGCTCCTTTTTTACCTATCAAAGACGCTAATATGTTTGCAATAGATAAAGCTGCACTAATTTTAGTTCTTGTATTAGATGCTTTAGCTTCTGCTTGAGCCACTAAGAATGATGGGTTGGGTGTTCCAAATGGCGGTAAAAATGCAGGTATCGCATTTGCTGACGCAGTTTTTGCAGCGATGGATGCTTGAGCACTAACGATAACTTTTGCTATCGCAGCACCTTTTTCTACAGCTAACGCCACATTAGCAAGTGCTTTAGAACGATTACCCAACTTCTCAAGTAAAGAGCCTGTCTGTTCAGCGAATCCGACATACTCCATATTAACATTCTTCTTAGCCTCTATAGCCGACAACTCTCTTTCTAAGTCATTTTGCCTTAGTTCATCCTGAAGGGCAAAGAATTGACTCTGCAATTCAGCTCTAACAGCAACATCTTCAGTCTCAAGCTCAATTCTCTTGGCGATAAAATCCATATCCTGTTGAATACGATTCTCATTCGCATTGTAATAAAGCTCGTTACTTTCTTCTTCAAACGTCTTTTGAGTTTCTATTCTACCATCAAGATATTGTTTTAATATATCATCTGCACGTTCCTGCTCTTTAGCATCGTCTTCAGTGCGCTTTCTTATTAACTGAGTTCTTTTTGTGTTGAAAGCAGCAGTTAGCTGAATCATAACCTCATCGTGCTCAACTTGAGCAAGTCTTATCGATTCATTTACTTCAGCTTCAGCTTTAGCTATCTCTTCCGAATTATCTGTACTCTCCTTGAATTCCTCAAGTCTTTGTTGCTGTTTTTTTATAAAAGCATCTCTTCTTATATCGAGTTCTTTTATTGCATTTTTCTCCTCCTCATTAATGATTTCTTCAGCAGTCATCATCTGAGTATCTATAGATTTTTGTCTATAGCTTTCTTCTAACTTCTCTAAATTAAGAAGGTGTTGCTTAAAGTTTCTTTCTCTTTTACCGTAACCCTTTTTAGTATCTTTAGTTTGAATATCAGTAAACTCCATAAGGATGTCAATAGTCTTTTCGGCATCATCTACTTCATCCTGATTAAGTTCAGTTATATCCTTTAAATTCTTTATCCTACCCTCTATGCGTCTTCTTTCTCTTCTTTCTAAGTCTGTAATTTGAGTTATGCTCTTATCTTTAATTGTCTCATTAAAATCCGCAAGAGCTTGTTCTGACTCCTTCAATCGAAGTTGAACATCTTTAACACTTACATAACCTTCTTCTCTTGCTTTTACCTCTCTATCAACCTCAACCTGAATAATCTTTGCAGCTTCTTCCTCAATCTTAATGGCTGCCTGACGAGCCATAGCTTGTCTCTTGATTTCCTTAGTATATTCTTTAGTTATCTTTATAGCCTCCTTATTTCCGTTCATAAGGTCTTCGGTGCTTAATCCAGCATCTTTCAATAACTTTATGTACTCAGGAAACTCTTTCTTTAACATCTTTGTGGCATCAGCCATCTCTTCAGATGATTTCCAGCCATTCTGAAGTGTCCTCGTGTATATTTCAAATGCGCCAGTTTGCTGTTTAATAGTGTCAGCAGCACCTTTCATAGCGTCTCTTAGCTCTCTTGTTACGCCAAGTAATCTGGCGAAGAAATCAAATATCTGAGGTCCGAATGAAATAATAAGCTGTAATGCGATTAATAGACCTCCAGTTCCTATCAAAGAACCTGCAAGTTGTTTTAATGAAGCTCCAACTCCACCAGCAGTTTTAGCGAATGAAGAGAATAATGTTACAACCTGAGACAAGTTGTTCGCAATCGCAGTAAACCCATAACTTGCATCAGAAGCTAAACGACCTGTTTCAAGTAAGATTGCGTTGTTAAGACCAGACTGAGCTCTTGATGCTTTCATCTGTTTTGCTGTCATTCCTGTAGCATCAGCAAGACCGAGAGCAGATTTCGCAGCAGCAGTATTGATGTCTCTCTGTATCTTTATCTGCTCGTTTACCTTAGCTACTTCAATAGCTTCTTGTCTCTGTAATTCAGATAATTTCTTTGTTGCGTTAGATAGTTGGTCTGTTGACTTACTTGCGCCTTCAGCTCCTTTGAGCTGTATCGATATTATGATGTCTTGTTTAGCCATTTCTGTATGATTTTGAATTTCTTACTCTCTCTAACACTTCTTTAGTTTCTCTCCAATCTCTTGGTGCTTTATACATTCCTTTGGCGATATCTACGTTATGAGATACGCCATACCAATCAGAAAGCTGCAATAAATCTATAATATCTTTTATCATAATACGTTCAGTAGTTCTAA